CGGTGGTACACCATGTTCTGTGGGTAGCTGGTCGAAGCAGCACCAACGAACACGACAGCCTTGCTGGTAGCGGGCAACGACACCATCGTACACAGAGCGTTGCTGGCCGAGTACATCGGGGCAACAGTCACGGTAGCGGTGGTGCTGGTGGTCGAAGACGACAGTGCCACGAACTGGAACAGCGAACCGGTGGATTCGCGGGTCTGTGGGTTGGCAGCAAAGCAGTCAGCGATTGTGAACACGTCACCAGCGTTGATGGTTTCACCAGAACCGACGGTCAACGTCAGAGTGGTTGCACCTTCAGCGGTCACAGCAGCGCCGGTCGTGTTGCCAGTGGCAGCACGGGTACCGCAGGTGTGAACCTTGATCGACTGGCTCATGTTGACTTCTTCGTAGCCCAACACTTGCTCACCCATCATGCCGTTCTTGAACTGGCGCGAGATGACATCGGTGGGGTTGAAGAAACCAGACAGACCGTTGACCAAGCCAGCGTTGGCGGCAGGGTTCACAGTAGCGTAGCGAGGCGACATGGTAGCGGCGTTCTCGTTCAGCTTCTGCTGGGCTTGCAACAGCACCAAAGCGGTGGCAGGTGCTTGGCCGGGGGTGCCGACAGAGTTACCGATCAAACGGTATGCGTTGGCAACGTCAGCATCCACGGTGGAGGCCAACTGGCTGATACGTGGCTTCAAGACACGCTCTGCGAAGTCGTCCAACTGCATGGTCAATTCAGCGGATGTGAAGTTGATGCCGATGTGCTTCTGGCTGGAGACAGTCAGAGTGGTGAACTGTTCGTTGTCGTCCTGAACTTGCAGGGCGGCACCGTCAGTGACCAGAGCGCGGTCGGGCAAACGGATACGCAGTGTAGAACCGATCTTGGCACCTTCAACAGCGAAGCTGTCGTCGTACTGGCGGTTCACGTTGCGGGTGATCACCAAGTTGTTCTCGAGGATTTCGAGAGACTTGCGGGTGATCATGTCAATGGTTAAGAGACTGTTGCTCATGATGAGTTCCTAATTTAGCGGTTGCGGAGTGCCTTTGCCTTGTCGATTTGTCGTTGGCGCTCGGCAGCAATCCAGTCCGAGGTACTCATGGTTTTTACAGCACGAGGATCGGTGGTGTCAGTGACACCGGGGTTGACAGCACGGGCGGTTACCGGACGAATCGGTTCAGGCGCGGACGAAGTTTTCTTTTGGAAAGGCTCGGCACCAATTTTGGCTTCGATCTTTCCGATTTCACGCGCTTGCAACAGCGGCGACAGACGAGAAATGCGATCAGCTTCCTTGGGGTTACTACCTAGCCAATAGGCCAGATCGGGTCCAAGATCGGAGCTTTTGATTGTTTCAGCCATCACATCGGTGACTCGAAGCTGGGGGTTGTAGGCGACTTGTTCAAAGTCGTCGTACTTGCTCCGCGCTTCTTCCTCACGCTCTGCGTAGGTGTCCTCAATCGCAGCTTGTTGCTTCTGAAGTTCGCGCTGGTGAAGCATTTCTTCGGCCCGCTTCATCGCCAATGCTTCCGCATAGGCTTCAGGGGACTCAAATTGATCCACAGGCGGGAGTTCCTTGGGCACCGACTGCCGAGCTTGCGTTTCCGCTTGCTTAGCTTGCTGCTCACGTTCCCATTTGCGCTGTTCTCTTGCGAGGCGCTTGCCAATCATCGAATCGAGTTCGGCTTGGGAGAATTTCTTCTCTTCGGCTGTTTGCTCAGTTCCGTTATCAGCGACTACCGGCGAATTCAAAGCGTTGTCCGTGGTGGCCGTCACCCCGGTTGCTGTCGCGGAGTCTGCTTCCGCTAAGTTTTGGACTTCATCAGTCATGAAAAATGAACCTTTCGATTCCCCGGTCTACTGGGCCGGTACAGTGGCTATCTTACACCCAAGGTTTATTCAAACGCAATGGTGCAAGAAACAGTGCCAGAAATGACAACATACAAACCTTTGTTGGTAAACATGCCGTCAAAGAAATTGTAATTTGTGCCCGCCACTGGGGTGAACGTGGCAATGATCACTGGATCACTGGCGCTCGACACAGCGGAGTCGTACACGGTGATTGTCGGGGTGCTTGACGCAGCACTGACAAAAATGCCCTTCAATTTGGCCGACATGGGCTTGATTTGACGGGTGGCGGTGATTTGTGCGTAATTGGAAGACATGGTTGGTCCTTATGCGAGGAATTTGAGTTTGTAGATTGTGGACAGGTAGACCGCAACAATCTCGTCGATGATATTTTGCAGCGCAGAGTCCGTCTTTTCACAGACCTTGTACCGATTTTCCTCGATGTAGGCCATCGAGTTCTCCAAGAACGGCAAAATTGCGCCGTCTTTTCGAGCCGACTTCAATGAAATCGGACCAATCATGCCGTGGCGACCTTGGTACGCCTCGGCATATTTGTCAGCAAGTTCCACAATGTCGCGGTAAAAGTGCCGCAAAGCCTTGTGCTTGGAGTACGAACGGGTGTTCAAATGCACGGAATGGGCCACATCCCGGGCCAAGAACAACTCGCCTATGAATTCAGCGCAACTCATTACATCATCCCTTCAGGTGGCATTTGACCCTGTGGTGGGGCCATTTGAGGCTGTCCCATCGGCATCTGGGGCTGCTCCATTGGAGGCATTTGGGGTGCGCCACCAACCAAGTCGCCAGTGTCCATCGCCGCAGCAATGGTACCCATCACGATGTCTTGGATCTGCTCGGGCGACATGCCAGCTTGCACCGCGCTGATGCGTTGTGTCTCGGCACCATAAGCCTTGACCTCGGCTTCAAACTCCTTGATTTGGAGTTCGCGGGCTTCCATGCTCTTATTGACGTTTTGCAACATCTGAAACATGTTTTCCATTTCAGCGGCCATTGCCTCCAGTTGCTGGTTGGCAGCGGCCAAAGCTGGGTCGTCTTCGTCGGCCAACACTTTGGGGTCGATGGTCTTCTTGAAACGCTTGGCAAGGTCTTGGGCACCGGGCCAGTCCATGTTCTTGACGAACAGGTCGCCAGCAACTTGCCACAACTGTGGGTTGCCCTGCAACAACTGAGCCATGCTCTCCAAGGCTTCTTGACGCTTGGTGGCGTAGCCGGGGCCGGTGATCACGCGAACATCGTACTTGCCCACGTTGGGGTTGTAAATTTTCTCGATCAGGGTACCTTCTTGGTCCACGATGCGCTTGACTGGCTCTTCCTGCATCGGGTTCATTTTGACGGTTGCGGGTTCACCGTCTTCACCAATGATGCGGGCAATGCGCTCAGTGTCGTAAATCTTGGGGATCAGATCGACAAGCTGGCGACCGATGTGACGGATCGCACGGGCCAAGTTGTCAACGTAATGGTAGGTGCCGACATCGCCTTCGCGCTGGCGGGCCAAAATGGCCTTACCAGACCGCTCGTTGCTGGTCATGCCCAACGAAGCGTTGTATTGGCCGGTGGCCGACTTGATGTCTTCTGCGGCACCCGCTTTGGCTTGCAACAGACCGCTGGAGGCCATTGGAGGCTGGGCGCGCGCTGGCAAAGGCAGCACTTGACCCTGACCATCGGTCACATCTGGGTTGACTTCCAGATAGGGCCAGTTGTTCGTGTTGGCCGTCTTCCACTGCTGCTCGTAGCCTTCAAACTGACCACCGTAGCCGATGAATGGGGCTTTGGGGGCCAAGGCCAGCATCTCGGCTTCTTGCGAAACCCAGTAGTTGTACATGCGCTGGGCGTCTTTGGCGTTACGCACCAGACCGCTGACGTACATGCGACCATCAACCTCAAATTCGTTGCCCACCACGCGCACCACGGGGATGTAGGCACCGGCCCACTCGCGTGACTCAAGCACCTCGTAGCCGTTGATCTTGCACCACTTGACCTTTTTGCGGTCAGCTTCGCGTGATCGAATGGGCTTGCCAAACATCATGCGCAGGGCTTTGTCTTCGGGGGTGCCGTCAAACGCAGTTTGGTTGCCGGGGTACAAATTGAGCGTCTGCTTCTCGTACTCGATGTAGAAATACTCGGCAATGCGGATCGTGTTTTCGTTGATCCACTGGGCAATCGATTGGTCACCCACGCCAAGGCTCATGAGGGTGCTGATGGGCGCGGCGTTGGGGTACATGCGCTCGTATTCAGTTTTTGTCACGTCTTCCGTGACAAAGCACCAGCGGGCATCTGCACCCGTGGGGTCTTGGATCATGGGGTCCATGTAGACCGAGAAGCTGTTGCGAATACGCCCGATCTTGATGTCTTGATCGAACGTGTCCTCGTCGCAATACTCGGTCAGCAAACGGATGTAGCCTTCACCAAACGACACTTGGTTCTCGCAAGCGGTGTCGTAGGCCACGTCGGCATCGCTGATGTATTCGATGTGGCGAATGACGCCGTTAAACACCTCGGCCATGTCCACATCGGCTTTGTCGTCCGATGGAATGACCTTGATGCCGGGGCGGTTCATGCGCTGCTCGTTCGTCACCTGATGGACGTGCTGGGGCAGCTTGTTGATGGTCAGGCAGGGGCGGGCATTGATGGTTTGACCCTGCACAGCGCCACGGGTTTGGAGCACATCAGCGGGCCACTGCCACTGGTTGTCGGGGGATGCAGCATAGAACCGCAAATCGTCAAGCTCGTCCTCCCGGGTGTCCGAAAAGGCCGAAATCGCCATCTTCATGCGCGAACGGGCAACGGCAAGAATGTCCTCGGAGCCACCTTTTGAGGGGTACGGGCCGTTTTTTGCCACATTACCTGCGGCGACGATTCCGGTGGTGTCTTTCATGCTTCAAATACTCCAAGGGTGTGCAACTCGCGCATTACGAGGAGGTCTTCACCTTCCCACTTCAAGTCCTGCCCGATTGAATCACCGAATAATACCTTGTCACCGACCTTGATGTCCATAGCCTGTGGGCCAACGGAGATAACGGTGCCGGTACCGGTTTTCTTCTCGCGCAGCATGATCAGCAGCGCGTGTTTCTCGATGTCGGGGCGAACGATCAGGCAGTCTTGCAGGGCTTGGATGGTCATTTTTTGGACTTCGATGCGGGTTTTTTGGCGGTTTTGGCAGACTCTTTGAAGTCTTTGGCGGTGGGTGCACCAGCAGAGCCGGGTTTGCGCATCTTTTCACCGGAGCCAGCGGCGATGCGTTCGCGCTTGGCGTTGATGTTGGCATAAAGCCCGGGCTTGCTCATTTAACTTCCCATCCAAGATGTTGAAACCGAACCATTCTGCGCGTTGCGCCGAACCATTGTGCGTTCATTGTACTCCCGATGTGCCACGGGGTACGCAAACGTCACGGCAATCGCATCGGCGGCGTCGGGCGAGGCGACACCCCGGGCCTTCATTTCCTTCTTCCCCTCAAGAAAAATGGTGCCCGCCGAGTTGGGCTTCTTCATCGGGCCGATCAGGTCGCTTTTGAGCAATCGGTCCTGCGGCAAGCTGGCCGTCTTGATCCAATCGCGCATGGCACCCCAAATCTCAGCCCGCTTGTTGCCCCACATTACGGGGTTCTTGGCCTTCCAGCCGAAGTTCACCCCGCGCACTTTGTACTTCTGCTCGTTCAATCTGTCAAGGATGCCGTAGCCCAGACCACCCTCGTCGATCACGGTCAGTGCTGGGCGGTACTCTTCGATGGCATCAATCACGTGGCCCACCACGCTCATGGTGTCCTCGCCCTTGAACCGTTTGATCGCCACGATGTCACGCCCACGGCGCACGGCAATCACGGTGCTGTCCATGCCGCCACGGGCCGGGTCAACGCCGATGATCACGGGTGCGGTCATGTCCTTGTACTGTGGGCGCTTCATGGCGTCGTCGACCGAGTGGGGTGCGATGAACTGGTCTTGGCCGCTCTTGGGGAAGTCACCGTAGACCTCGACCCGAGCCTCGTCGGAGTCCTCGCCGTACTCGTCAAGAATCTGCTGGTAGATGCTCTTGTCGGTGCCCTCGACGGTGCGGGCGTCGATCTTCTCGCTCTCCCAGAACTCCCGCTTGCTGCCGTCCACGGCCTCGTAGAAGTACCCGGTGTTGCGTCGTCCGTTGGAGAACGCGAACCAATACCGGTCCAAGATGTTCTCGGTAAAAAAGCCCGCAGCCACGGACCAGATGCTGTCCGGTATACCCGATGCTTCGTCGAAGATCACCATCATGCCGTCCATGTTGTGCACACCTGCGTACGCATCGGGGTTCTCTTCGCTCCACAGCTTCCCCTCGGCACCCCAGTAGCGGGTGCCTTTACGCAGGTCACGCTCGACCAGATCGGTCAACCAGTTCGCTGGCTGCAAGCTCGTGGCCGTGGGTTCCCACCAGTGGGCGTTCAACGCCATCGTGACCCATTTGGTCAACTCACCCCATGTCACTTTGCGCAACTGGTTCTCGCTGTTGGCCGACACGATGACAGACGATCCGATACGAGTGGTCAGCATCCACAGGATCAGCCACGACACCAGTGCCGACTTCCCCACGCCACGACCAGACGACACGGCTCTGCGCAGTGCGTCGATCAACTCGTCGTTGTTCTGCTTGCCCTTGTTGTCCTTGATAAACTGTGTGATCCTGCGCAGTGCTCGACGCTGCCACGCTCGTGGGCTTTTGAAGTGCTCAAGGGGTGTGTTCTTCTGCCCCCACGGGAACACAAACAACACGAACGCCTCGGGGTCATCACGCAGCGATGGACTCCAAAGCTGCGTCATGAGCATCTGCTCTTCTTCTGGCGAATAGCGGGGCTTCTGCATCAGTCGATCCTTGGTGTCACGTCAATCACCTCGGCATCAATCACCCGGGCTTGGGCTTGCGCCAGTGCCTCGGTGATGGATATGGAGCCGCCGAGTTCAATCTGCTTTGTCTCGCCGTAGCGTTTCTTGTTGTGTGCGCTCATGAGCCACTTGCGCGTGTCGATGCGCAGCTTGTCCCTGTTGACCGTATCGTTCGATGTGGGGTCAACCGACTCGATGCCGTCGGCAATCTCCAAGATCTCCCCGGCCAAGAACTCGGTGCGCATCTCCTGCGCTTCTTTGAACCGCTCATGGCGAGTCGGGTCACGCTTGACCCAGCGCAAGAAGTCCTCATAGGACACGACCCGATGGTCATCCTCAATGAGCGACTGGAGTGACCGGCCACGGTACACGTCCTCAATGACCCGCTCGAATATCTGCTCATATTCGACATGGCGAAGCGCCCTCGACTCAGCAGGGAGCTTCGGGGGCTTGGGGTCAGGCACGGACAGCCATGTGGGTAACGATGATTCTCCGGTGACAACCGTGCCTATAAACGAAGAGTGGTCTTGTTTCATAGTGCTGTGAGTGTAATGGAAATTGAATCGGTGTGTCTAGTGGATAACGGTTACCCATTGGGTTTTACTTTTTTAAAAATTTTCACAGGTTCTGTGATGCCTACATAGCTGGGCCATCAGGTCCGTCGGCCCTACCCCCTCCCCCAAAAATCCCGACACCCCCAGCAACCCGGCACCCGCGCACCGCGTCCCAATGGGTGCGCACCTAGCCCCAGTTAACCCAGTGGGTCTGAGAATCTGAGCGTTAATAGATACGCGAGATAACCCAATGGGCCATTGGCCATTGGCCATTGGGGGCCATTACCCAGTGGGTCTGGGGGCTTACCCCAGTGGGTCAATCGATTGGGGGAAATTTGCCCCAGTGGGTGATTTGTATCCATGTATCTAGCACACTTGCACAAGGTTTCCACTATTACCTTTCCCGCATACGCGAAGGTATTTCACTTATGCTTTTTTTAATTTGACATTTATCCCAGATTCTCTAAAATCAACCTACCCTAAAACTTGACATACTGACATCACTGTGCTAAAGTGTTGGATACATAGATACACCGATAAAGGTACACAATGAAACGCCCCGAACATATAAGCCCCTTCGAGTGGTACGAAATGACCGATGAGGAACAATGGCGCGAAGTGCACTCACTCGCACAAAATGACGCGCCACCCGTTGAGCAACGGCAACCAAAGCCCCGCAAACCCAAAGCGAGCAAAAAACCCGCATTACCCGAACACATCAAACCCCGCACGATTAACGAAGCATTCGTATTGGTGAACGGTGAACTTATGCGCCGCCGTGTTGCACTGGTTGAAGTGGTGCAGCGCAACGGCGAACGGTTCACCCGTCAAACCGAAAAACTGTTTTTGTGCGGGGATCGTGTGCGCTTTGGTGATCGTGTGTATTTGTCGTCAATAGTGGCGCACTACTTAACCACGGGTGAACTGTTGGATCGTGCGCCACGCGAAGCAAAGCCCCCGCGCTACAAAGCCCAATTGCGAGACGGTGCGCGAGTGGTTCACCTTGGATACTTTGCCACGGTTGAAGAACGAGACGCGGCAACGTTCGCATATCGCCTAGGGATAACCCCTAGAAAATAGTTACCCAATGGGTATTGACAAAGCTGACCCAATGGGTTATTCTATGTCTGTCTGTAACCCGTAACCACTGAAAGGCACCCCATGAACTCTAGAGAACTGATCGAACAGATGAACGTGAACCGGCATCGTGAGCAAGCCCCCAGTGGGTTTGCTCAGTTTGTCGGCGCAGTACTGGCCGCGCTTGCGGTCTACGCCCTGATCGTTATCACTTTTTCCTTGTAACCCGTAACCAAGAAAGAACCGTAACCATGAAAAACGAAAACCCTGCATTGTTGACCCTAGCCGTCGACCGTTTGGCCGTGATCAAAGCACAGATCGCCGAATTGACGGATGAAGAAAAGGCGATAAAAGAAACCCTGACCGCGTCGGGCTTGGACGCTATCGACGGCACCGCGCACCGCGTCGCCATTTCCCATTGTGCCGGTCGCGTCGTTACTGACTGGGAAACCATCGCGGCCAAATTTGCACCGTCGCGCCAATTGGTGGCCGCGCATACAACAACCGGCGCACCATATACCGTGGTGCGCGTGTCTGCACGTAAGGGGGCATAACATGATCATTAACCAAAGAGTAACCACAAAATATGGCCCGGGTGTTGTATGCGGGTTTGAGCGAATTACGCACGTTAATGCGCCCATTGAACACCCAGTGACATATGCGCCCGGTGATCGAATTGCTGTTCTCCTTGATTCGCCGACTAACTGGCCGGGGCATTTGGTGACAAGCAGTAACCCGTATTTTTACGAATCCGAATTGAAAGGGGCATAACATGATCAACCAAGCCAAACCCCGCAGCCTTGCCGCTATCGCTTACGACATCCGTAAAACGTGGACCAAACCTTATTTTGGGGCTATGCCTTACATCGAAGCAATGGGCAATTTGACCGACGTGACGGACATGTATTTTCACGACACAGGGCACAGCGTCGTTATGTACTTTTTGGCGAATGCCGGTACATGGCGTGGCGACGATGCCCGACGGATTAAGGCAGAACTTAAAACAATCGTGGGGGTGAAATAATGTTAATTTTGTCAACCAAACTCAAAAACCGGTTTTCACCCGCGCACGTGGTGAACCTTAAAAATATCCGTGTTAACGACGATAAACGGGGCTGCAGCGGGTTTATCTCGCTGGGGGATCGTATCGTGTACGTCAACACTGAGCCATGCGGATCACTGGGTTATATGTACCGCACCGCGTCGCACGTGCGCGACTACACCGGGGGCGTCAATCGCTGGGCCAAAGATTTAGATTCTTTGGTTGCCGGTGTTAATCAATTGTTGAAAGGGGCATAACATGTATTCACTTATGACATACGAACGCAAACCCAGCAAGCCCACACTAGTGGCCGCTATTCGCAAAGCCTTAAATAATGGGGCCGACTTTATCCAATTGGTTTGGGGTGAAAACCAGATAACCATTGAAAAAACACAATGGGGGCTAACCGGCCACGGTTGGATTGGTAAAAATGGCGGGCATGATCTGGCCGCGCTTTTCAAAATGGGGGCTTGATCATGAAATATCACTTCATCCGCACCAGTGCGAACAGCAAAACCGGCGCAATCCCCGTTACATACACTGAGCGGGCATCGTGCCCCCCATCGTGCGCACACTATCGCGCCGATTGTTACGCTGAAGACTTTTACACCCGCATGGCGTGGGACAAAGTGCCCGAACGTGGGGGCGACGTGGCCGCGCTTTGTGCGTCAATCGCTGCATTGCCCGACGGTCAATTGTGGCGCCATAACGTGGCGGGCGATTTACCCGGCGACGGGGAAAACGTGGACCCCGTCGCGCTGGGTGAAATTGTGCGGGCGAATATTGGCCGACGCGGGTTTACATACACCCACAAAAAAAGCGCCGACGCTATCGATTGGGCCGCGCATGCGACGCGCTGGGGGTTTACCGTCAATCTAAGCGCCGACGATGCGGGCGAAGCCGACGCACTGGCCAAAACCGGTTTGCCGGTTTGCGCCATTGTCCCCAGCGACACACCCGAAAAAAGCGAAACCCCAGCGGGCCGGACAATTATCGTATGTCCGGCGCAAACCCGCGACGACGTGACGTGCGAAACGTGCGGGTTATGCGCCCGCGCTGACCGTCGCGTGATCATCGGTTTTCGCGCCCACGGTACCCGCGCACGTATCGCCGACGCCAAAGCCCGGCGCGTCATTCCAATCGTGAAAGGGTAAGCAATGACGCGAGAACAGTTAGAAAAACGGCTACAGCGCGGGCTTGCCCGGTCCTACTTTTGGACCGTGTCAATCCGTGGCAATTTGGGCAACATAGTTACCCGGCATTTTTTCACCCGTGACGCTGCCCGGTACTGGGTGAAATGCTGCGGTAAAAAAACGGTCCACTTACAAAAAGTGGAAAAAGACAATTTTCGATTGATCGTGAAAGGTTGACCCCATGAAATACATCGCCAAAATTGAGCGCGACGGATTAATTCTGTTCTTTCCTGAAGAACGCGCCCGGTCCGGGTTTATGGTTTGTTGGACCCTACGCGACGGCCACAATGAAGCGTCGACGGACTATTACCGTCGGCTGAGAAACCCCAGTGACGCCGACGCGCAAAGGTTGGCCGACATCGTGCGTTTTTATGAACTATTACCCCCCGGCCCATCGGGTTTGGTGCGCGTGTATCGTGATTCTGAGCGCATGTACAGAACCCGTCACGGGTTTGGAATTGACCCCAACATGAAAGGATAAATTATGCAAACCGATGAACTCGAGCGCACCGCATACATGGCGGGCGACACCCAAAAAGCAAACCTATTGGCCCGGATCGACGACCTATGCGCGGCACTGGGGCGGGCGACGGCTGAAAATGAAGAACTGAGAGAGGAAAACGAAATCTTAAAAGATCAATTAAACGACGCGAGAAGGTGCCCCCAGTGCTTACGGCTTTGATCGTCGCCATCGGTGCGGCCATCGTGCTGCCACTAATTGAGAAATTTTTAGACCTATGACCCACACCCCCTAGGCTCAAGCCTAGGGGCATTTTTGACCCTTACCAAGGTAACCCCTTATGACTGACAAAAAGCCCCCCAAAACCCCCCAAAACCCACAATTTACGGCTGATTTATTGGCCCTGATAGACCGGCACAAACTGAGCGAACAAAGTGCAGCGGCCCTATTAGGTGTACCCGTGTACACCCTCAAAAAGTGGACCACGGGAGAACGTGGACCCGGTGCGGCCACTGTTCGCTTGCTTGAAGTGCTGGGCATCGTCGAAGCGATGGCCCCGAGTCTGTTCGGGGTGCTGACCCCACAAATCGGTCATGTCGAAAAATTGAGTTCCACCGGGTCAATCGGTCGACGCCAAAAATCGGTCATGTCGAAAAATCAGGTTTCAAATGATCAATCGGTCATGTCGAAAAATCAGGTTTCAAATGATCAATCGGTCATGTCCAAAAATTGAGTTTGAAAAGGTCAATCACTCATCATGAAATACAAACGACACGATCCCATCACCTACCGCTACCCACGCACCATTGAGGAAGCGTTCGGCGAGAACTACGGCCCCATCGAGTGGCCCCAAGAACCATCGCTCTTGAAGTGGTGGGCTGACATCAGCAGTGCTGTGGCAATCGTCTGCACCTGCATCATCATCGTGAGGGTGGTGGCATGAAGACCTCAAAGATATTCATCGAAGCGAAGAAGCACCTGTGGGATGGGGGGCGAACTGGTGGAGGCGTAACCTACATCTGCACCAGCATAGACAAAGTGCGCGGAGGTTCATCCGAGCTACAGCGATACAAAGCAAAGCAAGTTATCAGCGATAGGCTTTGGCCGCACGGGACTGCGTATGAATGGTTGGTAAAAAAGGTTGGCCCAAAATCAGTAGAAGCCGCTGGCCCCGCTGCCAGACAGAAGTGGCGTCATGCTTGGCTCGACCAACTGATCGCCGAGTTTCAAGCCAAAGGAGATTGACATGAACAAACTCTGGATTCTGGCAACCGTGGCATTGGCTGGTGTGCTGCACGTCATCATTGTGGAGAACACATACAACCAAGCCTATGAGGACGCAGAGATGGCGCTTGGCACAACGGCAGAGCAGTGCCACAAATGGTGGTTCGGCGGCGAGAAGCGGCACGAACAGGAACTCAAACAATTTTGCAAGAGGTGCGACATATGAAACACATCATCGCAACACTGGCCCTTCTGTGCGGTACCGCACATGCAAGCGGCAACCACGACCTTTGGTTTGATGCCAAGGAGAAGTATCCCGAGGTGCGCATCAACTGGCTGGTGGTATCTGACGTGGCGCAGACGTGCAACATGGCGTCAGCGTTTGCCAAGGCACTGACCGGGTACGACGCCAACATCAAGGCGTGCGCAGTCGTCACTACCTCTGGAAACATTCGGATGTGCGACATCTACACCGGCAAGCAGACCAGTCTTGCCATCCTCGGGCACGAAGCCCGTCATTGTTTTGAAGGAGCTTGGCATGAGTAATACAAACACAGGTGGGCCAGCGTTTCCAAGCCCGAGAGAACACACGACCAAACAAGGCATGACCCTGCGCGATTACTTCGCGGCCAAGGCGATGCAAGTTGTTCTTTATCAATGCGACTGCTTTCCTGATGAGGATTGGCGCATGGGCGTTGCACTGGACTCCTACCAAATGGCCGACGCCATGTTGAAAGCGAGGGAAGCATGATGACCTCAAGAGAACAATTCGAGCAAGAGCATTTCAACATCAGCCCCGCCAAGGTGGGCCAGCGGTACCACGCCGCAGTGGCATGGGGTCCAAGCGCATGGCGCAAGACACTCAAGTATTGGGCAGCGTTTTATCTTGGCGTCGCCCTTGGTGCCATCGGTGGCGGTGTGCTGGCTGTTGTAGTGGGGGTGGTGCGATGACCCACGACCCAACAAGAGACTGTGAGCATGGCCGACTCAAAGGCAAGTGCGATGTGTGTGACCTGCAAGCCGAGGTCGAGCGCCTGAACAAAGCCCTGACGTGGGAACAGAACCGCTCTACTCGCATCGGCACACACGGCTCCGGGTGCCACACATGGGGGCCAGCGCACTACGAGTGTTTGTTGCGCGTCAATGCGGAGTTGGTGGATGCTCTGAAAGAGTTGGTTTATGAAACTGAAACTGTCAGTATCGGCGACTACTCTGAAGAAGCGCACGACATGGCAGTGAGCAAAGCCCGTGCCGCCCTAGCCAAGGCAACAGGAGAAACCAAATGACACCAAAATTTATTCGGTTACTTGAAGAGTGCGTCACTAACGGAGTGGTGCTTGGACATACAAGGGCATACAAACACAACGATGCACCAAGCAAAGCGGACATCAACGAATCCATTGTGCGTGAAGTGCTCAATGAAATACACGAGTGGTTCGATTTTGACGAGCTTAGCCAAGGAGAAACCAAATGAACGAACAACAACTGGCCGCAGTGAAACAGGCGGTGGAGGTGATGCGCAACCAAGGAGATGTCGGTGTTGATGAATGGATCGCCGCAGAAGCCGCCCTGCAATCCATCATCAGCCAAGACGCCCTGCACAAGATGGCCGAGGATGCCGTCACGATTGGCTTGAGCTACAACGACTGGCCAAAGATCGGCTGTGTAAACCACGACTGCGACGAGTGCAAGGAGAAGAACCATGACCACTGAAGCACTGCAAATACTTCTGTCGCTGGCCTTTGGCGCGGCGTTTGGCCTGATCGTGGGCTGGATGCTGTGGGGAGAGAAGCGATGAACTGGGATCGACTGCAAGAAATTTGCCTGTACATCATCTATGTCACTAGCGCCGTGGGCTTCGGTCAATTGGTGGCTTTTTGGATCATGGCATGAGCGCACCCGTGTGGCCCTTCCCTCCCCCCGGTGGCCCGATACCTTGGACCGCCAAGCAGATCAGGGACTATGAGCGGCAGCAGCGTGAGAAGCTGCCACCCGCACCCTTCTAAACAAAAAGCCCGGTCACCCGGGCTTTTCTCATTTGTCGAGGTCTGGGGTGTACCCCTTGACCAGCTTGCGGTCGTAGCCCTTGTCGTAGGCGTAGCGGTAGATGTAGTCGGCGTGGCGCTGCTTGGCCTTGATCACCTTCTGACGGTACTCTTTGAACATCTCGGGCAGACCCGGGTTCAGTGCCCATGTGACGCGCTTCTTGTGCAGTTCGCTCTCCACCTGCACAGCCCACCCGGCCTGTTCCACCACCAGCATGGCGTCCATGACCGCCTGATCCTTCTGCCAGTCGGTCTTACCCTCCAGTGGACGCCGAGCCGACCGCTTGAGGCTTCTGAGGTCCACCATCTGTGTGTCGCCGCTGATTTGAATGATGTAGTCGATCATCCACTGATCGAAGTCGTTCGTGATCACACCACCCACCTCGCCCAGTGCGTAGCGATACGCTGGGATCACATACCCGCGCACCAAGGCCACCACCCGGTGCACCAGATCGGCACTCACCACCGGACTGAATGGCGACTCGATCAGGTGGAACATCAGGATCAACCGGCCAGCAAGACCTTCGAGCTTGCCAAACGCTGTCATGTACTCGGTGCCACTGTCAAGCACCCGCTCGTCCTGCTTGGCCTCTTCGTACCACGCTTGGAACTCACGGAAGACCGTGTACGCCTCGGGTGCCAACTGGTAAGTCTGAGCGGGTAGCGCGTAGGTCAGGCGCAGGGTGTTCTCCCAAGCCCCCGAACTGGTCATGTACTCGGGTACCGGCTGGCCCAGCTTGGTCTTGTTCCCGCGCAGAATGGCGGGGATGAACCGCTGAAGCAGACCATCGGCAGACAGTGCGGCCAGATTGGCCTTGAACACCTGCGGCTGGATGTTGCCGTAGATCGACACAGCCAAGTTCTCGCAGTAGATCGACCCAGCGCCCACACGGTCCATCTCATAGTGTTCTGATTCGTAACTGACAACCCAAGCCGAACGATCTTCACCGCTGGCCTTGTCGGTCAGCTTGCGCACCCAACTGTTCATCTCGTCAAGGTGGCACAACAGGCCACGGGGACGGTCTGCCGCTTGGCGCACCAGCTTCTGGCTCGTGATGTCACTGACCGTGATCTTCAAGGGCACCGGCTGCGGTGGCATCTCGGGCACATGCGGTGCCTGATCACCACCGAGCAGCATCTCGGGACTGGCCGACCACTCAAGGAACGACTTCTTGGCGCTGGCGTATGCGGCCTCTTTACCCTCCCAATCGAGTAGGTTCTTGGTGTAGCCCGGGCGATCCTCGGCTTCAATGTTTTTGAGCGGTGACAGCATGGGGCGTGAGCCGGGTGACTTTTTGTCCGCTGGGTCACCCAAGGTCATGAGCCACAGCACTGGTGGCACCTTAAACCCGGGCATGAGTTCGAGCCTGATGCGGGCGTCAACCACCCCGCAGACAGCGGCCAACCCAGCGAACAAAGGGACCAAAGGGTCGCAGCCCACGCTTTCTGAAATCTCTTGTGAGCGTTGACGCAGGACATTGGGCCACAGATTCAGATCCATCTCGGGGGGCTTTGGCCGCAGCCCGTCGAGCACATCAAGCGGAGCCATGACGGGTATCTCAATTTTGCTGAACAACTCGGACGCATCGGGCATGGGTCTGTGCCAGCCGTGCTGCTTGGCAATGTGGAACAGGGTGCCCAGCTTGACCGCTGACGCCTTGTCGGGCTTGAAACTCATCCACTGCGTCAGTATCTCGCGCTCACCGGGGTACTTGGTCTGAGACATGGCGCTCCACTCGTTCCACATCTGCAACGCCTGATCAAGCTGATCGGTCTGGGTACCCGCCCAGTGCAGGGCCATGCCGATGCTGACCCACTCGTCGCGTGAACAGTGTGCAGGGACAACATCAAGGGCTTGGCGAATCTCTTCCCATGATGCGTCAATCGTGCCGTCCGTGGCGATGGTGCGCTGCTGATCCTGCACCAGCATCCCATTCCACAAGTCGAGTAGGGGCTGTGGGATGACGGGCATGCGGGTCCAGTGACCCAAGCCGCCCCACTGGTAGGGCTGGCGTGTCTCGGGGTGGATGCTTGGGGGCAGCACGTCCTGCACAGTGAGGCCACTGACCGTGGCGCAGCGCAACTCGTAGGCCGTCACGCCGCTGTGCAGAATCTTCTTTGACGGCAGCGCCGCACCGAAGGGCATCGCGTACAGCAGCTTGCCGTGCCCGGGCTTGCCTGAGTTGATCACCACCGCATCAGGTGCGTTGTACAGGGCTTGCAGATCGATGCCGTGCTCTGCCAAGAGCGAGGTGGTCATGGTCCAGTTGTCGATGTCCAACGCCATCGTGCCGCTGTACGCATGGGCCAAACCGATGCCGTAGCCCGGTGGTAGATCACCCTGAGACTTCAGGGCATTCTCGCGCAGGTTCCACCCGGGTGTGCGTGGCCCCTTGGTGTTGGCTGGTATGGGCACAAGGCTCCAACCATGACGGATGTAGGCGTCCACGGACGCTGGGTGGGATTGCACTGTTTGTGGGACTGTCATACACTTGCCTTGTTGGTGATCGCAGTTGCCGACGTTTCAGTGAGTGTCTCCATTGGACCCCGGCTAACCCCCGGGGTCTTTTTTTGACTGGTCATTTTGCAACGCTCCAAAAAATATTTGTTAAACTGTTTGACAAGTGTAACTCAGTTGTGCAACAATCACAACATTGAATCACGGAATTTTTCAACATGACACCAAAATCCAAATCAGCGTACCTGTCAGCCCGTGTGACTGACAAGACGCGAATCAAGTTTCATGCGAAGGCGTCAAGGTTTAGCACACCGTCTGATGTCTTGCGTGAACTCATCGATGCGTTCGTAGAAGATCGCGTCACCATCCACCCCCCTGTAAACCGTAATCCTCTGGAGAAGATTTATGTCACTCGAAGCTAAGATCGAAGCCCTGACCGCTGCTGTGGTCGCCCTGACTGCCAAGATGGAGTCGAGCAATGTAGCACCTGCCGCACCTGTTGCACCAGCCCCCGCACCCGTGGTACAAGCACCCGCACCTGTGGCCGCTGCACCAGCACCCGTGGCTGCACCAGCACCCGTGGCTGCACCAGCACCCGCAATGCCCGCACCCCCTACGTTTGTCGCACCTGCCCCAGTGGCCGCAGCACCCGCTGGTGTGCCGTTTGCCGATGGCAAGGGTCTGATCGACTACGTGATGGGCGCATACAAGGCGCTTGGCCCACAAAAGGGCGCACAGATCCAAGGTGTCCTGACTGGCCTCGGCTACCAGAACATCAACGACGTGAAGCCCGAGCATTATGGTGCGCTGCACCAAGGCATCGAAGCCTTGAAAGCCTGACCATGAGCGCCCACGCCATGCTCTCCCCCTCGAAGCGCAGTCGTTGGGCCTTGTGCCCCGGCTCGATTCGAGAGGAAGCCAAGTACCCCGACGAGGGTAGCGGTCCAGCCGCGATTGACGGTACCCACAGCCACACGCTGTTGGAACACTGCATCAAGGCTGGTCTGACCGACCCAATGGATCAGGTGGGGGAAACCTTTACCGATCACGAGGGCACCTTTAAGGTTGACGCTGACCGCGCCGCTCGGGTCAAGGTTGCCATCGACTACATTCGTGAGCGATCCATGAACGGCATGTTCAAGGTCATCTCGGAGCAAAAGGTTGACCCCAAGTTCCTGCTGGGTCGTGATGACTTGTCGGGCACCGTGGACTGCCAGATCATTGGCCCTGACTGGATCGAGTTGATCGACTACAAGGACGGCATGGGTGTTGTGAACGCCGAGGGCAACATGCAGCTTGAGCAGTACGCTTACGGTGTACTGGCTGAGTTGAAGTTGCCTGTCAACAGCGTCTACCCGTTCAATACGATTCGCATGACGATCATCCAGCCCAAGCTGGCGCTCAAGAGCATGGTTCCGATCACGTTCAGCGAAGTGCCTGTAAGTAATCTGATGGGCAACATGGGTACAATCATTGCTCAAGCTGCCGCAACTGACAAACCAGATGCACCGCTTGTACCGGGTGATAGTCAATGTAAGTTCTGCCGCGCCAAAGGCTCCTGCGCCGCGCTGGCAAGTAACGTAATGAAGGAAGTGGGAGTCATGTTCCAACCAGTAACTCAACTGCCCGATGTTGCGCAGCAATCTGCCAACAAAGACCCGTCCACGATGGACGATGCCCAGATCGCACAGATCATGGAAGCCGCCCCCTTGATGCGCCAACTACTCGAAGCTGTCGAGAAGGAAGCACTGCGTCGCATGGAGTCTGGTCAGATCATTCCCGGCCTCAAACTGGTGAACGGTCGTGGCTCCCGCGCTTGGGCACTGCCCGAGGATCAGATGGCCGAGAAGCTGATCAAGATGGGCATCCCCAAGACCGCTGTGTACGAAACCAAACTCGTGTCCCCCGCCAAGGCTGAGAAGCTGACGTGGGAGAAACGTGACGGCACCAAGGTGGCACTGACTGATCGCCAACTCAAGCGCATGGAGCAAGAGTACGTGGTCAAGATGGCTGGCAAGTTGACCGTCGCCCCTGAATCTGACGAGCGTAAAGCCGTCACCATGAATGCTGCGCCACTCTTTAGCGCAGTTGAAACCCCCGTCGAGCTTCCCGCTTGGCTTTCTTAAACTGGAGTAAATGTAATGTCTGAAATCATCTTTTTGTCGAACGTCCGTTTGTCTTTCCCCCACCTCGCTGAGCCCCAGCGCCAAGTGAATGAGCAGACCGGCAAGGAACGCATCTCGTATAACTGCGAGTTCATCATGCCGCAGGATCACGCTGGCTTCCAGCAGTTCATGCAGCGCTACGGTGCCTTGGCGTTGGAGAAGTGGAAAGAGCACGCCCAAGCCGTCATGGCAATGATCCAGCAGGATCGCAAGACTCGCTGCTACGGCATGGGTTCAGAGAAGATCAACAAGAAGACCTTCCAACCCTACGATGGCTACGCCGGTCATGTGTTCATCACCGCTGGTCGTGACAACCCACCGCAGATGATTCAAGCCGATGGCACTCCCATCGACCCAGCCAACACGATGGCTTACCAACAGCTTGCCCGCAAGATGTACGGTGGTTGCCGTGTGAACGCTGCCATCAAGCCTTGGCCGCAGGACAACAAGCACGGTCGCGGTATCCGCTGCGACTTGATCGCTGTCCAGTTCGCTGGTGATGACACACCGTTTGGTGAAGGTGCTGTTGACGCATCGGGTATGTTCGGTGCTGTGGCTGCTGCTCCTGCTGGCATGTTCGCACCTGCCGCCGCTGCACCTGCTGCTATGCCCATGCCTCCCTTCATGATGGGTCAGCAGTAATTGAATCGGGGCCACTGCCTCTGGGGGTTCCCGGGGGATCGAACAGTGGCCCCACCTACCCGGTAACCGTAATGAGTAACGACATCGTTTGGGATATTGAGACATTCCCCAATGTGTTCACGCTGGCCGCTGAACACGCATGGCTCCCCATAAAGTGGGAGTTCGAGATCAGTGACTGGCGCAACGACAGCCGAGCCATCATCGAGTTTGTCCAGTACCTGAAGCAGACCGACGCCCGCATGGTGGGCTTCAACAGCCTCGGGTTCGACTACCCTGTGCTGCACACCCTGATCCGCATGGGTCACAGTGACGCCAACACCCTGTACCAAAAAGCGATGGCGATCATCAACTCGCAAGACGAAGACGGTAGCAAGTGGATGCACCAAGTCAACCCGTCTGATCGCTTTGTTCAGCAGATCGACCTGTTCAAGATTCATCACTTCGATAACAAGGCACGAGCCACCGGCTTGAAGGTCTTGGAGTTCAACATGCGCAGCGACAACATCGAGGACTTGCCGTTTCCTGTGGGCACCGTGCTCACGCAGGGACAAGTGCCGGTGCTCAAGGCGTACAACGCCCACGACGTTGCCCAGACCAAGAAGTTCTATCACCAGACGCTTGACATGATCCAGTTCCGTGAAGAACTGACGCGCAAGTACGACCGTGACTTCATGAACCACAACGACACCAAGATTGGCAAAGACTACTTCGTCATGAAGCTGGAAGAGGCCGGTGTTGCCTGTTACGACTTCGGCCCCAAGGGTCGCACACCTCGGCAGACCAAGCGCCCAGTTATCGCGCTCAAGGACGCCATCCTGCCGTGGATTCACTTTGAGCAGTCCGAGTTCACCCGGGTGCTCAACTGGCTCAAGGCGCAGTCGATCACAGAAACCAAAGGGGTCTTCACCGACCTCACGGCCACCATCAACGGATTCACATTTGTGTTTGGTCTTGGCGGCATCCACGGATCAATCGAGTCGGAGGTCATCGAGTCGGACGCTGAGTTCATCATTGTGGACTTGGATGTCACCTCGTACTACCCCAACTTGGCAATCACGAATGGGTTCTACCCGGCACACCTTGGCAAAGAGTTTGTCAGCATCTACAAGCACCTGTTCGAGCAGCGCAAGTCATACCCCAAGAAGTCAGCAGAAAGCGCGATGCTGAAGCTGGCGCTCAACGGTGTGTACGGTGACAGCAACAACCAGTTCAGTGTGTTCTACGACCCGCTGTTCACCATGAGCATCACGCTCAACGGGCAACTGCTGTTGTGTCTGCTGGCCGAGGGGCTGATGCACATCCCCGGGCTGCGCCTGATCCAAGTCAACACCGATGGCCTGACTGTCAAGGTGCCCCGTGAGCACAAGCTGCTCGTGGACGTGGCCCGCGCAGCGTGGCAGCTTCGCACCGGGCTGAACCTTGAAGAGGCCGTCTACAAGGCCATGATGATCCGTGACGTGAACAACTACATCGGTGTGTTTGAAAACGGCAGCACCAAGCGCAAGGGGGCTTACGAGTACGACATGGAGTGGCACCAGAACCACGGCGCTATGGTGGTCGCCAAGGTGGCCGAGAAGGTGTTGGTTGACGGTGCCCCTATCCGTCAGACTTTGCAGAAGTGGCCCGACATCATGGACTTCATGCTGCGCACCAAGGTGCCACGGTCCAGCCATCTAGCCATTGAGCGTGACGGCATGACCTCGCAGTTGCAGAACATCACGCGCTACTACATCGCCGAGGGTGGTGGCCGACTGTTTAAGTGGATGCCGCCTTTGAAGGCCAAGCCCGAGCAGTGGCGCAAGATTGGTGTTGAGTCGGGGTGGGGTGTGCAGCCCTGCAACGACATTCGTGAAGCTGGCAAGCTGCCAGTGGATTTTGACTACTACGTTCAAGAAGTGGAGAAACTATGTCTGAGTTTGAAGTGACCCGAGAAGAAGAGGAAGCGTTCAACGCACTGGGCAAGCAGGTTGCTGGCAACCATTACAAAGACCTGCCGATCCAACCCGTCCAATACATCCACGCCAACGCGTTGGGGTACTTTGAGGGCAACGTGATCAAGTACGTGAGCCGCTGGCGCAAGAAGAACGGCATTGCTGACCTTGAGAAGGCCAAGCACTACATCGAGTTGCTGATCGAACTGGAGACACGCAATGTTGGAAAAACAAATTGAGGCCAAGGTCTGTGACTACGCCAAATCAAAGGGTGTGCTTGCTTACAAGTTCACCAGCCCCGCACGGGCTGCTGTGCCTGACCGTATGTTCATCTCGCCAGATGGCCGTGTGTGGTTCTGTGAATTTAAGCGTGAAGGCCAAAAGCCAACAGCAGCACAAGACCGAGAGCACACCCGGCTCCGACAGCAAAAAGTGAACGTCTTTGTGATCGACAACGTGGCCGAGGGCAAGACCATGATCGACGTGATGGTGATGGGATGCTGACACCTGACCTGCTCCACGGCTACCAGCAAAAGGCTGTCAACTTCCAGTCCACGCACCCACACTCGATGTTGTGGCTGGACATGGGTCTGGGCAAGACCGTGATCACATTGACCACGCTGGCCCACCTGATCCGCACCCAGTTCCTGCGCGGCGTCATCATCGTCGCACCCATCCGAGTCATTCGTCTGGTGTGGCGTCAAGAGGCTGCAAAGTGGGAGCACACCAAGCATTTGAAGTTCAGCATGGTCACGGGCACCAAGGACCAGCGCACCCGCGCCCTGCTGCGCCCCGCCGACGTGTACATGATCAACTACGAGAACCTCGGCTGGCTTGCTGAAACCTTGCAGACGTACTTCGTCAAGAAGAACCGCCCGATGCCATTCAACGGGATCATCTGGGACGAGATCAGCAAGATGAAAAACAGCGCCACGAACCGGGTTAAAGCGTTTCGCAAGATCGCTGACCAGTTCGACTGGGCCACGGGCCTCACCGGCACCCCAGCCAGCAACGGCTACAAAGACCTCCACGGCCAGTTTCTCGTGGTGGACAAGGGTGAGCGTCTGGGTACCAGTAAGACGGCGTTCCGCACCCGGTTTTACAAGAAGGTCGGGCCATACAAAGAGGTGCCCTACGAGGACACCGAAGACACGATCAAAAAGCTGATCGGTGACATCACGTTGGAGATGAGCGCGGAGGACTACAACCCGCTGCCCGACCTCATTGTCAACGACATCGAGATTGACATGCCCGATGATCTGCGGGCCAAGTACGACCGATTGGAGAAAGAGTTCTTCATGGTGCTCGACAGCGGCAAAGAGATCGAAGCGTTCAACCAAGCGGCACTCACCAACAAATGCTTGCAGTTCTCCAACGGTGCCATGTACCCCATCGCAGGGATGCCGCTGTGGGAGCCGGTGCATGACATGAAGCTCGACGCGCTTGAGGACATCATTGATGAAGCGCAGGGGTCACCCATCCTGTGCGCCTACGCCTACCGGTCTGACGCTGCGCGGATCATGGAGAAGTTCAAGGCGCTGCGCCCCATCAACCTGACCGAGTGCAAGACCGAAGCGTCCCTGACCAACGCCATGCACCGCTGGAAAATTGGCGACTGCCAACTGATGATCGGCCACCCGGCCAGCATGGGTCACGGCATTGACGGCTTGCAGAAGAACGGCCACATCCTTGTGTGGTACGGCCTGAACTGGTCGCTGGACCTGTACGAGCAGTTCAACGCCCGAGTGCGCCGCCAAGGTCAAGGTGCCCCAGTCATGTGCCACCGCATCCTGATGCAGGACACGCTCGACCGAGCACAAGCGATGGCCCTTGACGAGAAGGCCACGACCCAAGCTGGGTTGCGCAACGCAGTCAAGCAATACCGACAATCGAAAGGACACTGAAATGAGAGTACGAATCGTGGACGCCAACACCGCCAAGAACCCCATCGCCCGCGCCGTGGCCCGAAAGAAACTCAGCAACGGGCTTCTGACGTTCAAGCTGTGGATGTACATGAGCGATGACGACGAGCCGTGCGCTGACCGACTCGATGACATCTGCCTGATGCTGGCAACACTCGGCGTGGCTTCTGAGTTGGACCCCAAGATCGGCGGTGACGACAGCCGTGTGCGAATCCTGCGTGGTGGTCTGTCCGCATGTCAGCAACTGCTGTTGAAGGACAAGTGGGACACCGCGCAAACTGTGCCCATTGAACGTGCCGTGGAGTGCGGCGAAGAACTCAACCGCATCGTGGGTACGCAGTACATTGCCCAAGCTCACGCAATGCGCCAAGAAATTTTTATGGAGATGACACAATGAAACTCGACGAAACCCTTTGGCCGCTGCCAACAGCATTTAACATACGAGAGGGTTCGCCATTCGGCAAATCCGAGGCGTACCGCAAAGAGCAAGCCCTTGCCATCAAGAACCAGCGCAGTGGCATCAAGGCCGCTGCCAAAGTCAACGACCCAACCAAGAAACGGAAAATCAAATGAGTATCGACAGCATTACCCTGTGGCACAAACGCGCCCGCCCCAACCCCACCGATCAGAACTTCAACGTCCAACTCGGGTGCCATTTGGAAGAGGTTGTGGAAATGATCGAAGCTCTGCGCTTCACCTACAAAAACGGCACGGGTGTGGAAATGCCGGGTAAGAACTCGATGATCTATCAACAGGTCAAAGATTTCTCTGACGGCTTGAAAGCCGGTCGCATCACCGCCGAGGTGGCCGACCGCAAAGAGTTCGTGGATTCACTGGCCGACCAGATCGTGACCTCCGTGGGTGTGGGGCACTGCGCCAACATGAACATCACCAAGGCCGTGGACATTGTGAACACCAGCAACTGGAGCAAGTTCAGCCCCGAGGGTCAGCCGTACTTTGACCAGAACGGCAAGATCCTCAAGGGTCCGAACTACGTGCCCCCAGCCCTCGAATCGTGCGTTTAACTTAGGAACAGCGCCTTCTCAGCTACCCGGCGCTTGACGAGGCCGGGTAGCACTTTGCCACCACCCTTGACCCACGTCATAAACTGCTCAGCAGCGCCTTCCCAGTCGCCACGATTGATTCGCATGCGGATTTGAGAGCGTTGGAAATTCCCCAGACCTGCGTTGTAGGCAAAACTGACACAAGCGTCGAATGCGCCTTGACGACCAGCAAGATCAGGAGCAAGTCGAAGAACACCACGTTCAAAATTAGCGACATCTTTTGCGAATAGCGACTCGATTTCATCTTTGCTCCAAACCCGGCTGTGCTCCGGTCTGAGTGGCATTTCCCTGCGGATCATGGGCGCTGGGGGCTTGCCCTCCACACGCGCCACAGGCAAGCGGATTTGTTCTTGGTACAGCACATGACCGTAGCCAATCGTCCAAATGTGCGCGGGGCACAGGTAGGGCTTGTTTCTGCACCCCTCAAAGCGGTGCATCAGATCGACACCTGCTTTGCTGAGCTTCATTGTTTCTGACCCATAGAGCGGCTACCGAACCAGAATCCGATGATGCCACCAAGCATCGCCATCTCGTCCTGAGAGAAGATGATGTCAACGTAGCGCATCAGGTCGTCAAGGTTGGTGATGTACTGGGGGTGGTTCCACAGGTAGACCGACAAGAAGATGTTGATTGCCACCAACTCGATGATGAGGATGTAGGTCACGGTGGGGCGCACGGTACCAACGTAGTTCACCACCCAAGTGCTGGCCCTCTTCATGACCTGCTTGTCGTGTTCCAGTGCTGCACCCTGCATCTGGGCCTCTGTCTGCATGGCAACCTGCTCGGTCTGGATCTCTTCGATGCGGGCTTGTGCGGCAAAGCCCGCTTGAGCCAAAGCCAGTTCCCGTTCGGTCTGCGCTTGGGCCAACGCCAGTTCGTGCCTCTGATCCGATTTGGTCTGGAAGTATTCCAGCAGCTTGGGCAAGAACGACAGCAGCAAGCCGCCAAGGGTGGAGATGAGAGACAACATGGTCGATACCTTTCTAAAAATTACACGTCTCGGGAAAGCCAGATGGCTGCGCCGATGATGATGCCAAGACCGCCGAGTAGGGTGACCACGAGGATGACCATGAACGTGTCTTTGATGCGGCCAATGATCCGCTGCTTGCGCAAAATCTTTTCGCGCTCCGCAGCCTCACGCTTTTTCTTGGCTTCGAGTTGGAACTTGAGCCAGTCCGTCCACAGGCCAGCACGGCCTTGGTAGATCATCATCTCGCGCAGTTCTTCTTCCTGTTTCTTGAGCTTCTCGAGCGCCATGAACTCTTCGAGATCGCCCCGATCTGAGCCGCCTTTGGCGCTGGCCTTCTTTTGAATCTCAGCCTTGGTGTCGAAGTATTTGAACAGCGACTCGCCCGCAGCCATGATGTCGCCCGAGTTGGCAACCGCTTCTTTGATCACAGCAAACGCTGCGTTTGCGACTGCCAATTCTGCGAGCATTGTTACCCCCGCAGGTGACCGGCCACCCAAGCGACAGCAGCACCCACACTGGATGCGATGGTCATGCCCATCCAAAAGCCACCCTTGCCCTTGTTGGCAAGCTCAAGCAACTCGGCAATCTGGCCTTCCATCTTGTCGATCTTCTTGTCCATCTGGGTGACGCGCTCCCACAAGACACCGTACTTCACAGGATCAATTTCTCCGGGTTCCATCAGCATCACCTTTGATTGCGTTTAATGCGGCGTTATTCACACTCGTTTATCGGAAAACTGCAACGTAGATGTATGCGTTGTCAGTTTGACCAATTGATTCGGTGAAGTTTGTGATAGGCACAGTGGTCGTTGTCGGAACACGCGAAATACCGCCAATAGCCACGCTGTTGTTACCGTCATCGCCAGAAATTGCTTTTGCACCAGACGCGACTACTGCGTAATTCACATCAGGCATTGCGGTTGTCAGGTTGAGCGTGTACTGTCCTGTGCCGACATCCGTGATGCTCGACACGTTGCCAGAACCACGAATCGCCACAGTACCCGTGCCGTTAAAGTTGACCCACGCACGGCACTTGTAGTTCTCAGTCCCGTCTGGGTTTTGCCACGTATTGAACTTTGCCGTGCTCATGGTTTACAGCCCTTCAACGATGGTCTTCAACGCGCCCACATTCGAGGCTGCGTCGATGCTGCTTTGCACAGCGGCGTACTTGTCGCGCACAGCTTGACGCGCAGCTTCGGCAGCAGCAGCTTCAGAGGGGATGGTGGCCTTCACGTCCAGAGGTGCAAACTCGGCTGCACGGGCAGCGCGGCGCTTGTCGTGGGCGATGGTCTTGGCTTTGTTGATGTTGATCGAGATCATGGTGGTGCTCCTGAATTAAGCAGTGTATTCCCACGCATCGCGGAAAATGCGATCCGTTGGGATGTCGGCAGCGTTGACGATCTTGTACGGCTTGCCAGCGGGAACAGCCACCAAGACTTGCTCTTGGGTTGCGCCGGGTGCTGGAACGATGATGGACACACCACCTTCGTCGTTGGGAAAAATCACTCGTTTGTCTTGCATGAAAATGCTCCTTTGAAAAATGGGTTATCGGAAGACGGCGACGTTGACAATATCCAAATCAGCAGCAGTTGGGCCGGGAAGCACCGCTGTGCGAAGACTTACAGATGTAGTGCTGTATACACCAGAACCTAAATCTGTTGACCTAACGTACGAAAAAATAACCAAATCGGAGGTTGGCCTACCGGTGACAACTGTTGCGTAATTGGCGTCAGGTAGGGCTGTTGTGAAATTAACGTCGTATTGCCCGGTATTTACATCCGTGATCGAACTCACGTTGAAGCTGGCTCGGATAGCCACAGTGCCCGTGCCGTTGAAGTTCACCCACGCCTTGGCGCTGCCTTGAACCACGGTTGCGACTGGTACTGTTTGTGTCCCTGCCACGTTGGAGAGCGTGTCGAATTTTGCTGTTGACATGGTGTGTCCTTAACGGAAGATGGAAACACAGATGGTGCTGAAATCCGCATACGCAGATACAGGAACCGAAGTGCGAACCCTTACAGCGGTTGTAGTCAGTGCGGTTTGCGAGGACAACTGCAACAATGCCACTTGAGTTGCGTCGTCGTTTGATCTCACAGTGCCCAAAGCAGAATAGTTCGCGTCGGCTAGAGCAGTTGTGAAGTTCAACGTGTAGTCGCCAGTCCCATTGTCCGTAATCGAACTCACGTTGAACGCTGCTCGAATGGCAACAGTGCCCGTACCGTTAAAGTTGACCCAAGCGCGCACCGACGCCTGATTTGCACTGATCAGTGTGGTGGTATCGGGGAACGTAAGCCCACTGGTTCCGCTGATTGACATTCCCATTTTCGTGTTCCTTAAACAATAGTCCAGACTGAACCGGTAGGCACAGTTACTGTGATGCCGGTGTCAATCTCGATAGGGCCAAATGTGCCAGCGTTCTTGCCAGTGGTGATCGTGTAGTCGGCGGTAACGTTCTGACCGTTTTCAAAAAACATCTCGTCTGAGCCACCACCGGTAGCACCGCCACCCAAAGCACCCCACCCGGTGCTGTACCCCTCGAACTGGTTTGTGGTGCTATTGTAGCGAACCATGCCCTCTTCGGGGTCTGCTGGGCGCTCAGCCGTGGTGCCCACGTTCAAAATGGCAGCACCCGTGGACTCAAGGGTCAGCGTGTCCACCACGTTCAGGTCGGTGAAGGTACCCACGTTGGGCACATCGCTACCAATGGCTGGGGGCGATGCGAGTGAGTTGGTGGTGACGGGGACAGACACGTAATCCACGGTGAACAACGGCACATCGTTGGCGTCAGTCAGGGTGTACTTGTAGGTCACCGTGTCGGTCAACCACACACCAGCTTGACCCGCTGAGTCGAGAATCACCGGGTTGGTGTTCAGGTTAGCCCCAGTGTGGTCGGTGTACGTGGCGATAGGGGTCGTGGTGCCCGCTGCATACGTGTACAGCTTGCCACCAACAAGAGGCAACCCATCAGTCCCGAAGAACTGGAGTTTTGGAAGTGGAGAGAGTGAAGCCATGTCTTAGTCCTTGGTCGATTCTAACTAATTCGGATCAGCGCACAAAGTCGTTTTCGACATTTCGCTCGGGTGCCAACATGTTGACACCACCAGCAATGCTGCCCGTGACGGCTGCGCGAGTTGGAGCACCCCACTTGGTCGGATCGGACATGATCTGCAACACCCGATTGCGCTCGGCAGCGGGCAATGTGTCAAGCAGGTTGACCGCACCCTCGGGGGTCTTGAGCGCCTCGGTCAGCGTTGCCATTGTCTTGGCACCAATCTTGTTCTCCAAGATGTTCAAACCCTTGTTGGTCGTTGCTGCCACGGCACTCAGGTATGACGGCAGACGGAACTTGCTCATGCTTTGGAGCATGAGTTCCTTGAGCGCGTCCTGACCACCCTCGACTTGGGACTTGATGTTGGCGGCGCGGATCACCTTTGCAGCCTCGTTCTCCAAGGTGTTCATGGTGTTTTCGGCCAACTCGACAGCGATGTTGTACTTGCCGGGGCCAAGAATCTTCTCCACAGCCTCGGGAGACTCGTTCTGCACGAGGCGCACAAATGCGTTTTTGTCGGTCTTGAACAAGCGCAAGGCTTCGCCAGTCAACTGCTTCTCGGCAATCTTCTGGGACATCTCGGCGTGTTGCTTCAGGTACTCACGGTAGCCTTTACCACCCGCTGCCTCAATGGCGTCGTCAATCACGGGCTTCACACGGCTCAGAACGCCAGCGGCCAGATTGCGCTGGGTGGTGGCGTCTACGCCGGGGCGAAGCTGCTGGATTGCGGCATTGACCGAGTTCTTGCGAATGGCGTCAAGTGCGCGGGCATCAATGACACCACCACTGCTGGTCCACTTGGCAACGTCATCGGCCACGTTGCGCATGGCACCGAGCAGCACGTCATTACCGGCAAACTCGGGCTTGGTCGCCATTGTCTTGAGGGTGCTGATCAACGGAGCACCTTCAAGGGGCTTGATGCCCACTGAGCGCAGAGCACCCGCAGCTTCATCGGCAAACCGGGCACCTTGGCCCAAATCGAGTGATGCTTGCGCTGCGGCGTTGGACCACTCGTTGAAGGCGCGTTCGGCCAACTCGCCGCTGTATGTGAACTTTTCCAAGCCTACGGGTAAACCCTGCTTGATCAAACCGAGGCGGGCGTTGGCCGTGGCAATGTCGCCAAGCTCCATCAGGCGGCGAACCTCTTGCACCTTGGCAGCAGCTTGCTCACCCAGTTCAGCAGACAGACCCTCCAGACGGGCAACTTCTTTGCCGAGGTTGGCACGGTTAAGCGCAGCCTCCCGCATCGGGCTGGTGATGGTGCGGACAGCCGTCTTGGCACCTTCGGTGGTGGCCCGCACATCGGCAGCGGTCCTGCCACCTGCCAGCTTGGACAGGGCGTTGAGCGACACCTCGCCTTGGGACTTTTCCAGTGCCGACAGGAAGCGCGGATCGCGGGCTGTGGCGCGGTCGATCAGGGCTTGGAACGTGGGGCTGTTGATGTCGGCCACCGCTTGCGCGGCGCTGACGTTCTGACCCTTTGCTGCTTTGAGCAAATTCAGAGCTTCGGGCAGGTCTGGGCCAAGGGCGTTGCGGGCGATGGTGGCTGCTTTGTTTTGGGGGATCTTGCGCAGGTCCATCAGCTTGCCGACACCCTTGGAGATCAAGGGACCGGCCACGCGACCACCGGCCTCAAAGGTAGAACCTTCGAGGATGTTGCGCACGGGTTCGACGACCTGTGCGGCACCTTGGCGGGGGGCTTTCATGCCCATCGCCACGTCGGCTATTTCCAAGGCTTCCTTTGCCATACCGTAACCCAAGCCACCACCAGCAACAGCGCCAGTGGCGGTACCAACAGGTCCAAGGGTAGTGCCCGCAGCACCACCCAAGATCGCACCGCCACCAGCACCCAATGCTTCGATGGTGGGGGCCACGTAGGGGCGCACAGCCTGATAGACGCGCTGACCCATGCTCAAGTCCTGACGGGGACCGGGCACTTCATTGGCGGGTGCTACACGAGGTTGCAGCGACGGTGGAAGCTGCGGCGCGGCAGGGGCTGCGGGCTGCTCCAATGTCGGCAACTGCGCCTCAATCAGCGCCTGTGCTTGCTCGGGCGTCGTACCCTCGGGAACTTCAAACCGAGCAACACGACCATCGGGAAGTTGGAAGCGGGCAACTGGCATTATTCAAATCCCAAGAATGTGGCACCACCGGCAGCGGGTGCTGGCGCATTACGACTACCCGCCCGAGCAGCTTTGGCTTGTGCGTTTGCAACACCTTTGCGAACCACATCTTGCAGGTCAAGTGCCGCACGGATGTATTCATTCTCGTTTGTCGCAATCGACATGCGGTTGATGGCGTCCGTGGCCTTCTCACCTTCGACCTGCGTAATTGCACCACCACCCTTGAGCGATTCAAACGCCTCAAGGAACGATGCGCCCTTGATTTGGTCATGGCGAGACATGAAGCTGGCTGCGTCGGTACCATCGACAAATCGGGCACCGGGGAGGAACGTGGCACCCACAGCACCGGTAAACCCGGGGTGCGGTTTGTTGTTCTTCAATGGCTCACCAGTCACTGGGTCTTTTGTCAGCAACTTGCCAGTCACCGAGTCACGCTTACCAATCAACTGGTCAATGGTTCGGATCGCCTCTTCCGCACGGGTGAGCACTTTCGGCAACGCTTGTGTAGCGGCCACATCACCCTTGGCAATCGCAATACCGGTTTCCCGGGCATTTGCCATGCGCTCTTGGAATTTGGGGTCGGCGTCACGACGAGCGTTCTCTTCCAACACCGCCACTCGACGGGCTTCAAGAGAAATGCGCTTGGCTTCGCCGGGGGTCATACCCTTCGTCATTTCGCCAACTTTGGTGACCTTGCCTGTCAGCGGTTCAACCAACTGAGACACCACCTTGTTGTTCAAATCGACGTTGGACAACTGAGGCTTGTTCATTTCCATGAATTTCTCAGTACCCACCTTAGACTCGTTGATCAGCCGAGCAAGACCACCCGGGGTCTGCATCAACTGCTGGATACGAGCCATCGATTGGTCGACCGTGATACCACGGGCGTCCAATGCCTTGCCGATCACGGGGTCGGCGTGGTTAGCCTGATGCCACGCCATGTAGGCGTCAGCAGATGCTGGGTCGTTGGGGTCAATCGTTTCCAAGAACTGACGCGACTGCTTCAGCTTGGCATCCAGCAACTCAGTCTCACCTTTCAGGGCCGTGGCTTTCGCACCCCGAGCCTTAAAAATGTTTTCCTCAATAGCTGGCAATTTGGAACCGTAGCCACCAGTTGCCAACGTGCCGCGCAGCGCGTTAAGGTCAACCTCGCCGGTCTGTGGGTTGTACGCTTGCTTGTACGCTTGGTTTAGCGCGTTGGTCGAGGCGAGTTCTCGCTCCGACTGCTGCATCTGTCGTTGGGCAAGGGCGTTTTGTTGCTGCGCGTTTTGAATCGCCATGACCTTGCTGTACTGGTCCAGCGGGTTTTGCAGTTCAATGCTACGAGCGGAGAGTGCGATGTTGGGGTTGATTGGCATGATTGATCCTTAACCGCCACCGTAAATCATTGGGACCGTTGTGGGCTTCAGCATGTTCATCATTTGCTGACTTTGGTAGAAGTTCAAACCAGTGTTCAGTGCGTTGGTCAGCGCGTTGGATTGACCCACGTAACCCGATGCTCGGGCCTGTGCCGCACCAGTTATCGCGTCACCTGTCGCACGTGCTGCGTTCTGGTTGATGTTGGTCAAGTTGTTCGCCATGTTCTGGTTGATGCCGGTCATGCCAGATGCCAATGATTGACCGGCTTGACCGATGCCCGCAGTCATCACTTGACCCGCTTGACCAATCTGCCCAGCAGACGTTTGACCAGCACCTGCGAGAGATTGAAGGGGGTTGAGTCGGGCGTTACGCTCGATTTGGTAACGGTTGAATGCGTTGGTGTACTCGTCGGATGCCAGATTCTGACCAAACCGTTGGATGTTTTTCATCCCGCTACCCGACAACAGCCCACCACGGGCCGCAGCAGATCGCTCAAGCGCCTTCATTCCTTCACTCATGCGGAACGAGTAACCGGGGTCAGCTTGAAACTGCTCCATGCCAAATGGGGTGTAGTTGGAAGCCAAGGGCACCAACTGGTTAAGCGCGTTCACACCTGCCGTGTGGAACGGCTGCTGTAATTCAATTTGTCGATTGAATTGCTCTCGCTCCAACGCCATCTGCTGCTCTGCAATCCGTTGTTGGATTTGAGCAGACTCACGAGCGGAGGCGGCTTGAATTTCAGCAGCGCGAATAGCAGCATCCTGTTGCACCTGCCCCGCAGCTTCTGCGGATCGTGCTTGAGATTTTGCGGCTTTACCCGCAGCGTTTGCGCTAATCGCCGTACTTGCAACAACTGCACCAGCAACCCAAAAAGTCATGGATGCACCTCAATTTCTGTGTGTTTGACCTGATTACCGAGACTGTACATCGAATTGGGTTCAACCTCAACCAGTTCGGCTTCGGCGTCTTCAATAGTTGTCGCCTCGATGGCGTGAAATGTCATGCAAAGCGCGTCAGTGACAGCGTACACGGCCCGCTTCGTCCCGGGTTTGCTTTGGAACAAATGAGGCCCGGTGACCTCTTGCACATTCCCCTCACCGTCCGTGATTGCCACGGTTCCTGAAACGATGAGGTACAGGTGTTCTTTCTTGTGAACCGCCCCCACCACCAGAACACCAGCGTGACGAAACACTTCACGACAGTACATGCCGCCGTGGAAATAGTGCTTTGTCTCAGGTTCGTACTGAGGCATCTTGGACAGTTCCTGTTGCAGCAATTCTACCTTCTGCCGCATCAGTTGTGGCGGCTGAACTTCAAAACCTTTACCGTAAGTTACCGTAATGCTCATGTGATTTCGCGCCCACTGACCCGCATGTTGATGGCATTGGCTGCACTGGCAATGGTCGAAATGAACGCCGTGTTGGGCAAAATCTGACCCACCAGTTCGGGGAAAGTGTAGACCTCGGACGCCGCCAAGCTCTTGGTTTTGGTGATCAAGTTCCTGTCCCCGGGTGTATCCGACCCAGTGACCAAGTTGACGCTGATGGTCGCTGTGCTACCGCTGACGTTTGTGGCGGTGAACTTGTCGATGATGGTGGCCGTGACGTTGCTTGCCACAATGTACTGGGTGGTTTGGGTGTTTTCGACCAGCTTGGCGGGCACCAGATTTCGTGCGGTGACAGTCATGTCAGTTCCTTAAACAATAGTCCAGACCGAACCCGTCGGCACGGTGACAACAACACCAGACGCCACGGTGATCGGACCTGCCGACATGGCGTTGTTGCCAGTTGCAATCGTGTAGTTGCTGGAAATGGTGGTGTTATTTTCCCACAACCCTTGGGCTGTGATGTTGCTGCCACCACCAGCAGGAGCGGCCCACTTAACTCCCGCCGCAACGGTGGAGTCGGCTGTAAGCACGTATGTGTCAATACCCACGGCCAAACGGACGTTGTTGGTGCCGTTATCGACGATCAGGTCGCCTTTGGTGGTCGTGGGTGCAAGCGCGTCAAACGCTGCCGTCTGCGTCGTTTGGCCCGTACCACCGTTGGCAATCGCCACGGTGCCCGTTACGTTGGCAGCGGTGCCCGTGGTGTTTTGGTTGAGCGTGGGCACGTCTGCGGCAACCAGTGCGCGGAACGTGGGTGTGCCAGCAGAACCGTTGGGTGCGGCAAGCACCGTGTTGGCCGTCTGCGATGCAAAGTCGGACGGGGTGACGGCAAGGGTGCCACCTAGGGTCAAATTGCCGCTGGTCGTGACAGTGCCAGTTAGGGTTAACCCGCTGACCGTGCCCGTGCCGCCAACACTTGTCACGGTGCCGGTGAAGGCGTCGTTCGATGTGATGGTGAAGTTGGGGTAGGTTCCAGTGACAGCAGTTGTCCCAGCACCCGTCAAACTGACAACCTGATCGGGTGCCGTGTTGGTGATGGTGATTGTGCCGCTGGTTGTGATGGGGCTACCTGAAACGGAAATGCCCGTTCCTGCGGCAGCAGCCACCGATGTCACTGTACCAGTTGTTGGCGTTGTCCATGTAGGCGTAGCGCCCGTGCCAGCCGATGTCAGGACTTGACCACTTGTGCCTTGAGCACCGTCGAAACTTGTTGTGCCGGTAACCTCAAGGTTCACGGTACTGAGGTTTCTGCCAAAAAACCCATCACGCCAGTTTCTACCGCTGGTACCAATGTCTTTGGCATTGTCGGCGTTGGGTTCCAAATCGGTTGTGATGCGCGATCTCACCTCTAAGGTGTCGGTGTTTGACGACCCCAGTGTGGCGTTGTTGTTTACCGTAAGGCTTTCGGCGGTCAGGGCGTTAACACCCGTCACACTGCCGGTGTCGTCTATCAAGACCAAACTGTTTTGGATCAATTTGCCCGTAGTCGTGTCGTAACGAGCCACAGCATTGTCTGTCGCAGACGATGGACCAACCACATCACCACCTGTCGATGGGCTGGTGTTGGTGATTGTAAAGTTAGGGTAAGTACCACTCGTGCTTATACCCGTACCCGCCGTCAAACTGACAACTTGGTCAGGGGCTGTGTTGGTAATGGTCAACGTGCCACTGGTGGTAATGGGGCCCCCCGTGACGGAAATGCCCGCACCACCCGTACCATCCACCGAGGTGACTGTGCCCGAGCCGCCACCACCACCGCCGCCACCAGAATCTGGTTGAGGTGGTGGCCCAACCTGCAAATCGTCCAGCGATGTCTGGTTGCCGCCGTTACCCGCAAGGGTGAACAAGTTCAGGAAAAACCGGTACCACTCACGCGACACCATCCCCGTGCGCGGATCGATGATCTCAACACGATTGGACGGGATGTTGGTGATGTTTTGCTGTTCAGGCATTGGTCGGCGTCACATGCAGTTCGGCACCCATGATAGCGAGTTTGACCGGATCAGTGCCCGAAATCTCGTACACACGGTCACGCAGCTTGAGCGTCATACCCAAGCGCCGCCAAATGACCCGGCGATAGTATTCGCCAATCTTGCCCACCGATGTCCAATGCTCGTTGGACCAAGTGTGCCCACCATCGTCAGACCAGCGCAGCATCATTTGCGGATCGCTTCCCTGACCCGTGTTTGTGCCAACCCCCGACTCACAATCGATTTGCAGACTGTGTTGTGCGGTTCGCTTGAGGTTGTTCGTGTTGGGTGCCAGCGCCCGCCATGACCGTAACCATTTCTGAATCTCACCATTGTCGGCGTATTCGTCAAGGTCAAAAGCGTAGATGTTGCCGTTTTCAAAATCACCCACGACGATGTTGTTGCCGTACACGGCTTGGCAGTTGGAGCGGTGACGCACAAAGTTGCCATTGGACCAACCGGCCCGCTCATGCCACGCGCCCGTTGCCACGTCATAGACCCAAGTGGTCTGCGCGGTGGGGAAAATGAGCACGTAGAACGCATGGCCGTCTTGCTGATACGTGTAGCCAATTGCATCCGACATGTTGGTGTACTGCTGAATTTGCCACTCAACAGCGTGGGTCGAAATGCGTTGGCCGGTGTAACCGTTGGCGCGGTAGACAATACCCCGCCCACGGGCGTCAGAACCCAACCAAAACAGGCCGTTATCGAGCTTGGCGACCGAGTAGGGGGCTTCACACCCAATTTCGTTAAAAGCGCCTTGGATGCGCTGTAACGGAAAGTCGGGCAAGCCAGCGTTGTACCAAACCTCAATTGAGTTGGCACCAAACAGCCATGCTTCACGGTGGTCAACAATCAGCGACACCAAGCCGTCCGGGTCGCCCTCGGCGCTGGCAAAGTCAAGCGGGTCGACGGACAGACCGTCGAGTAACGATGTCACCCACACCCGTGCGCTGTTGGGTTCGTTGAACACAAAATAGCCGTCGAGGTACGACACTTTGACCGCACCGGGAAAGTCCGGGTCGATGATCTGGGCAAACACCTCGGTGGTCGCGTTGTAGATGAACCCGTCAGGGTTGCAAGCAATGAAAATCTGGGTGCCGTTGTCCGACATGGACACGGGACCAGTGCCCGTCACGGTACCCAAGGGTTTGACGCGCCAGCGGCTGGTGTTGTCGATCAAATTGAGCCGGTAGAACGTGTCGCCCGAGACAGCGTACAGGTATTCTTTGAGCACCCACAGCCCACGGATCGGACCGTTACCTGCGGCAATCAGTCGGCGCAGACCGGGACAGCGCGACAAAAATGCCGCGCTTTTTCCACCCTCGGGGACGATTTCTGAGTACATGTTGACCATGCGGTTGTCGGCAGCGTTGACGCTGCGGGCCACATAGCTTGAACCAAGGATCGGGGTGTCCATCAGAAGTTCCCGGCGTAGATGTTGAATCGCTGACGGTTTGCCACCACAGCGTAAGGCAGACTCATCACGTCGTATGGGTTGTTGATGCGCTTCAAGTTGCGCTTGCTGGTCATGGCAATGCGCGACACCTGCGGCGATGGCTCAACGCCAAACTCGGGCGCAATTTCCATCGCCAAGTTGTAGGCAAACGCCCGCATGTAGCCGGGTGGAAAATGCAAGTTGGTCGTCAAAGCTGCGGGTTTGTCCAACTGCTTGACCGAGATGAAATGCCACTCCAGCACCTGAGTTGGGCGGGGGTAAATGAACATTTCCACGTTGGGAAACGTGTTGTTGACAAAGATCACCTGCGGAAAGGTCGATGTGGAGGTCTTGACCGCGATGCCGTTGTACTGGTCTTGGTTGATGAACTTGACACCATACGACACGCCACTGGGGGCGCGGTAATACGTACCATCGTCAAGCTGAATTGGGCGGTTGCCCACAAAGTCACCAGACGGACCAAGAGTGCGTTTGATTTCACCAGAAGGCCAACTGAACACTTGGTCCTCGGTGCAAAACACAGACAAGCGCTCGGTGTTCCACGAGTCGACCATCTGGTCCATTGCCAAGAGCGCGTCTTGACTGGTTGCCGCTGACGGTGTTTCACCTTCGGCAAGGATGCCGAGCAAACGAAGTGCCCGGTTGATTTGGTCGCCAGCGGTTGCCATATTACTTTCCTTCGGATTCGTCGCTTGCCGAAGTCAGGAATGGAGGGACTTCGTTGGGCTGTTCGACGGGTTGATCGGTCACTTTGCGGGTGTACTTGCGCTTTGGCGCGTCAGTCACCGACTCGGATGCCACCTTGACGGGCGTGTCAGGATTGTACCTTGTCCAGCCGTTTTTTTCATCATTTGCGATTTCAACTTCGTTGATTGCAATTTTGGCACCGTGAATGGGGTGTACGAGTGTGATGTTCATGTGATTCTCCATGTGAAAACGGGGCCGAAGCCCCGTTTTACCAGTTTGCCAAATTACGACAAGCGATACAACACCCAAGTGCTCGCGCCGGTTTTACGAGCGCGGAACTGATGTGCTGCGCCCGCTGTGGCCGCAACCGTTGCCAGACCCACGATGGTGAAGCCAGTGGATGCAGTCAAGGTGATGACACCAGAACTAGAACCATCGACGTTGATCACCGAGAAGTCAAACGCACGATCCACACCCATGCTGGGGAATGCAGCGTTCATCAACGCAGCGGTAGGCAGCGTGTAGGCAGCAGCGGACGAGCCGGGGTTGCCCAAAACGATACCTGTCGCCAGTTGATCCGTGGTCAGAGTTGCCGCACCAGCGGGGATAGAGGCGGGAGCACCTTGCACGAAGAATGTGACTTCGCCGAGGTTGCCGTCGCCAACTTGATAGCCACCTGCGCCGTTAGGGAGAGACATGATGATTTCCTTTCAAGAATTGATTTGAAAAACAGGGGCCGAAGCCCCCGTTTTGGTTTAACCCCAGATACGGCAACCCATCTGAGGACGGATGGTGTTGTAGCCGTACAAAACGTCCACACGGCAAGGCATGCGGTCGTTGTTGATGTCGTACTGACGAACCACGCGCAAGCTGATGCCGTTGTGGACGGCACGGGAGGCCATGTCCACGCCTTGTGGCAACAACAAGTCGGCGGTAGCGAAAGCGATGGCATCGCGGTGGTACACCATGTTCTGTGGGTAGCTGGTCGAAGCAGCACCAACGAACACGACAGCCTTGCTGGTAGCGGGCAACGACACCATCGTACACAGAGCGTTGCTGGCCGAGTACATCGGGGCAACAGTCACGGTAGCGGTGGTGCTGGTGGTCGAAGACGACAGTGCCACGAACTGGAACAGCGAACCGGTGGATTCGCGGGTCTGTGGGTTGGCAGCAAAGCAGTCAGCGATTGTGAACACGTCACCAGCGTTGATGGTTTCACCAGAACCGACGGTCAACGTCAGAGTGGTTGCACCTTCAGCGGTCACAGCAGCGCCGGTCGTGTTGCCAGTGGCAGCACGGGTACCGCAGGTGTGAACCTTGATCGACTGGCTCATGTTGACTTCTTCGTAGCCCAACACTTGCTCACCCATCATGCCGTTCTTGAACTGGCGCGAGATGACATCGGTGGGGTTGAAGAAACCAGACAGACCGTTGACCAAGCCAGCGTTGGCGGCAGGGTTCACAGTAGCGTAGCGAGGCGACATGGTAGCGGCGTTCTCGTTCAGCTTCTGCTGGGCTTGCAACAGCACCAAAGCGGTGGCAGGTGCTTGGCCGGGGGTGCCGACAGAGTTACCGATCAAACGGTATGCGTTGGCAACGTCAGCATCCACGGTGGAGGCCAACTGGCTGATACGTGGCTTCAAGACACGCTCTGCGAAGTCGTCCAACTGCATGGTCAATTCAGCGGATGTGAAGTTGATGCCGATGTGCTTCTGGCTGGAGACAGTCAGAGTGGTGAACTGTTCGTTGTCGTCCTGAACTTGCAGGGCGGCACCGTCAGTGACCAGAGCGCGGTCGGGCAAACGGATACGCAGTGTAGAACCGATCTTGGCACCTTCAACAGCGAAGCTGTCGTCGTACTGGCGGTTCACGTTGCGGGTGATCACCAAGTTGTTCTCGAGGATTTCGAGAGACTTGCGGGTGATCATGTCAATGGTTAAGAGACTGTT